TCAGACTTGTGCGGCGAGCCTCGAAACTGTGTCGGGAACAGTTTCGCTGACTTCCGCAAGATCCTCGACGGAGCGTGGTCTCTCAGATTGCGCCAGTATCAGCTGCGTCTGCACGCGATCCGCTTCGATGGCGGCGATTTGACGCGAGAAAATGATGAACCAGCCAAGGAACATCATGCCGGCCAACGCCTCCACATTCGTCAGCGTGTTATGCCCGCTCAGCCATTGGAATCCGGCATAAGCCCCAATCGCAATCGCAAGATCGGAAACCACGTATACGACCTTTGAGAGTTGCGGGGCAAGCCAAGGCAGGGCAATCATCAGCACGCTCATCAAACATGGTAGGCCGCGGGCGAACACGTTGTGCAAAATCGGATGCGGCGTGTAACGGAACATGCCGATACCTACGAAAGCGATGCCGGCCAACGTCAACATGATTGACAGCAGCAGAATCCTCGTACGAAAATGCTTCGGCGTCTCATTGATGGCATTGGAATCCAGATACTGCAATTGCAGACGATACGTGGTGATGAGCTCGGAAACGGCGAAATAGCTGATGATCACAATGCAGATGCCCGCGAGCGTCAGCGTCGAATTGAACATACGCGCGGCGAACGTCGTACGGTCGCCCAATTGAGAGAAATTATTGTTGTACCAGTACGGATCGTCGGACGTCAATCCTGCGATACTCACGCCAGACACCACGAAAAACGGCAGTAGGGAAGCGATCGTTTTGGCATTCATAAGTTCCGCCTGCACGAAAGTGATATAGCCTACAACGCCTGCGATAGCCGCGCATAGGATCGGCAGATAGCCTTTCAGCGTGCGGATGCCCATCATGTTGTTGACGATGGACAACATCATGAACGATGTGACGAAAATGGTCGAAGCATACACCATGGAAAGCGCGAGGATCTCGAAAATACGACGGACCGGAATAGCCCAACCATGTTTGAGTGTCAGCGAACGTGATTTTCGTGCGTAACCCAAACTGAATGAAACGACTCCGCATCCTGCCACGATTCCCGCGCAGACGGTGAACAGACGCTGCGTGACACGCCAGATGGCCGGGGCGAACTGCATGTATGCGTTCATGACGAACCAGGCGATAACGGCGCATGTCACAAAGGAGATGATGCCTGACGATTCGGCCTGCTGGTGACGTCCCATGCCACTCTCCCTTCCGAAATGCTATTGTAAGCCTGTCGTTGTCCAACCATACGCTATAATAGAAACTCGTGTTCACTTGATGCGATTCCGTGAGGCGGATTCGCGGGGTGTGAACGTGAACGGGCTGTAGCGCAGTTTGGTAGCGCGTCTGCTTTGGGAGCAGAATGTCGCAGGTTCAAATCCTGTCAGCCCGACCGGAAGCCTTGGAAACATTACGTTTCCAAGGCTTTATTTTTTCTTGGCCGTAGGCTATCGACACGATTCGACACGATGACCGCGCAACCTCCGCGTCTAGACGGTCTTCAACTGTTCAGCGCGCAGCTCGCCAATCGCGTCCGCCACATCGTCCAATCGTTCCGGCCAGAGAGCCGTGTATGTGTTCAGCGTGATGCTGGGTGAGGAGTGGCCGAGCTGCATCTGTAGGGTCTTCACATCTGCGCCTTGAGCAATCGCAAAGCTCGCATAGCTATGCCTCAAACTATGGATGGTCACGCCCTCGTCCTCCATGCCGGCCAGTCGGACGGCCTTTCGCCAGACACGCGTCCGCCACGTGTTCGTCCACAGGTTCCCGCCTCTTGCCGCGCGGAACAGCCAGTCGTCGTCGCCCATGCCCTCCATCTGCCGTTCGATGGACGGTGTAAGGAATCTGGGTATGGCGATGCTGCGCGGTTTGCCGTTCTTCGGCGTGCCCAGCACAAGCCTGCCTTTGCCGTCGTCGGTCCAAGTGCGGCGGATGCGCGCCCTGCGTGATTCCACATCCACGTCGCCGCATTTGAGTGCCAGCGTCTCGCCAATGCGGGCACCGGTGTATGCCTGCCAGCGGACGATCAGCCCGTCTACCGGCCGTCCTGCCCGTTCGGCCATGCCGGCCAGCAACTCCACCTCCTCGACGGTAAGGAACACCATGTCGTCATCGGATTGCGTGATGCGCGGCACGGTGACCTTTTCAATGGGGTTCTCTCCGATCCAGCCGTGCTCCAAAGCGAATTCCATGACACCGCCCATGACGACCTTGACGATGTTGCGGATGCTGCGTGGACTCAATGGCTTCGATTCGCGATCGTCCTGCAGTTCGGCGGGATACCCGCCTTCGGTGAGCTGCGTGACCCACTGTTGCAGTTCGTCGCGTTGGATTTCCCTCAGTGTGCGATCGCCCCACTTGGGGTTGATATAAACGCGCAATTCGCGGCGGTATCTGCCCAAAGTGCCCTGTTTGATATCCATCTTGCCGTCTGTCCATTCAGAGGCAACGTCCCGGAAGATGCGTAGTTCCTGCTGCGGGTCGCGGTATTTGCCGCGTCTGATGTCGTCCTCGATGGCCGCTGCGTATTCCTCAGCGTCACGGAGCTTGGCGAAGTTCCGTGATTTCTGGACGCGTTTGCCGTCTCGAAGCGTGTACCAGCGGCATCTCCACCGTGAGCCTTGGCCGTACAGCGCGGACCGCCATTTGTCGGGCACATTGGCTTTCATCGGATCCTTCGCATTGGCCAGCGACTGTTTCGCGGCCCTGCTGGGCGGGTTGCCGTCCTCGTCGTTTTTGAGCCATCTGTCGTCTACGAACGCTCTGGCCATGGTTGTCTCTTTCCGAGGATCCGCGCTACACTGTGCGTGGAACCTCATTTTGGTGAAAACGGAAATGCTGATTGTTGGTTCCTTGGGTTCCGTCCGACTGTGTTCGGGCGGAACCCTTTTTGTTTCCCGTCGCGGTATGTGGACGCTGAGCTTCTTTTATTGCACGCACACGCCGGAATCGTAGAGCAGCTGCCGGTAGTCGGACAATACCTGTACGGTCACGCCCAATTCCACGGCCATCATCCACGTGTTACCTTCGTACACTTCCTCGGCCATGCCGTAATCCACCGGTGAGATCAACGCCAGCGCGGTCTCCCTGCGGCAACGGCGCTCGCATTTTATTCCGTATCGTGTACCGCATCCTGGGTCATGGTGTCTGGCGTGTATGAGCTCGTGGCACAACGTGCAGCGGCGTTGGCGTTGGTTGAGCCAGTCGGCCAGCAGGATGAGCCTGTGCCGGTCGTCGTACAGGCCGCATATGTCGCGTGGGAGGTCGCGCGATACGATTGACAGTCCCATGGATTCCGCGCTCCGATGAAGGTCCGCAACGGTCTTGTTATCCACATTCCTCTCTTCCGAAAGTATTGTTTTTCGAGAAGTACTTTTTTGCTGTTTGTCAAGTTCTGTTTGACAGTTGGAGTGTCGTATGTGATATTTGAATCAGCTCATCTACCAAGTTGTAGAAGGAGTCTCCGGGGTCGCTGCGGCGGCCCTTGCTTTTTATTGAATGCAATTCCCGTCCAGGCTTGACTGATCGTATTCTTTCAGCAGTTTGTTGAAGCTGTGGTCATGATCGACGTAGTAGGCGGTGACCAGCATGCAGTAGCCTTTTTCCTTATGCGGTTCCAATACGACTAGATACCGTTCTGGTTCAATGAGGATATACAGCCTATCGCGGCCATGCTTATGCTTCCTCCAGATTAATGGCGCATCGCATGTTTCATAATGGCATTGCGGGCAATCCTTTGCGTCGTCAATCGTCTTTCGTGGAAACCTGATTCGTTCGCATCTACGCAGATCAACGTTCCTGTCACCGGTCGCGTGGTCTTCGACGCTTGTGATGTGGAAGAACCCGGCCCATTTTCCGTCGGTCTCCTCTCTCTGGCGGCGCACGGAGACCCTCAGACCGTCGAATGATGGGTGTGAATCTATGAAGTCCTGCCTGAAGATTGCGTAAATCCTATCCTCGTATACGGCGAAGTCTTCTATCGGGGATTTGGGCACGAGCTCCGGTATCCAATGCGGTGTCATGCGTTCCGTCCTTCCCAGACGAAGATGTTGAACTTTCGCGTGCCCAGGGTTGTTGACTGGGTGAGACGGAGCTTTGATTTCATGCGTATGTAGTCGATGATTTCAGCTTTCGCGCCCGATGGTTGGGGGATGGTCGTCCGGTTCGCCCTGCAGACGGCCCCGTTGATCACATCGGTGATCTGCATCATCTGCACTTCGTCCGAACGGATCGGCTGCACTTTCTTGATGCACTCGTGGTTGAAGTCGTAATGGCTGTTCGCCAGCACTTCCTCAAGTTTCTCGGTACGTTGCGCGGAATGCGTGTCCTTGATGTCCACGTACACGTTGTAGGTGTTCGTGGAGTCGAACAGCCTGTTCAACATGGTGAAATACATCTTGTAATACCAGTCGTTGTGCGACTGTGACCATGCCTCATGGTTCAGGCGCGTCTTCTTGGCCACCAGAACGCGGAACCTCATGTCGTCATCCAGGAAGAAGCAGTTCAGTAGGTCCTTGTAAAGGTCGATTTTCGGCATGCTGGCCTTCGTCCACTTCACTTCCGTACGTGCCTTGACGCCGTAACGTGCCTTGATCTGGAGGATGTTTTCCGTGATCTCCTGCTTTTTATCCTTGGGGATGATGAGGGCTCCAAGGACCATGACATCGCTGTCGTCATGTTCCAGATGACAGCTCTCGTCACAATACAGGTTGTATTCGGTCATTCGTGTTCCTTTCAATCCATCAATCGTCAGGCGTCTCGGCTTCGAGGCGTGCGTTCGGATCCCTGTTTGCGGCCATGTCATAGTCTTCGGGGTGCGCGGCGATACGGTCGATGAGATCATCGGTGATCTGAGACTCGCGCTCGCGGGCTTCGTAGGCGCGGGCGGCTTCGCTGGAGATTGATCCACAGGCTGCCGCAACCAGTGAAAGAGCGTCCGGAAGCCCAAAGAGTGGAGCGAGTCTGTCTAACTCGCTGATTGCCCAACTTCTTTTACCGAGTACTCGGTCGCTGATATAGCCTTTTGATCGTCCTTCAAGGGCCTTGGAGAGGTCGGCCTGGGTAATGCCATTGGCTTCCATTGCTTGGCTGATATATTTGCAAATCACCAGATCGGTGCGTGTTGTACTGCTGTCCATAGCGATGACTGTATTCGAATTTTCGGGAAGTTACATCTTTACGCCGTTCGGCGTGTCGAATTTGCCATACCGAATACTCGGGAGTACATTGAAAGCATGTTCACCGAATATCCGGTAAACGTCGAATAAAGTCCCGAATATTCGGGGAATGGAGGTGATGTGACAAGCAATGAATACGTGACACAGGCAATAAAAGTCAGGATGGCTCGACTTGGAATCACTCAATCCGGCGTCGCCGACGCAGTTGGAATCAATCGGGTCGTCATGAATCGATATATGCGCAATCAACGGGAATGGCCGATTCGCGTTCTCGACAAGATTGCTCCGGCATTGAAATGGCAAGACGGTCTTGACATCTTCATTGCAGCAAATTCAGAAGAAAAAGAACCGCAATCGACGACATCAACCAAATCAAACCATAAGCAACCGGCGCTCGCCGACGCATGAATCGAAAGGAGAATCCGAGATGAGCATCAATATTCCGGCCGAGACACCGGACGAATCCACGAACCCGATTTCCGTTGAGGAATTCGAACGCCTGCACCCGGCGATGCTTGGCGCGATAAGGAAAGCCGTCCGCGAGGAATTAAAACTCTCTCACGCGGACGGCCGAACGTCAGCTGATGTTCAGCGCACGTTTGATCTTCAACTGGTCGTTCCGGATGTACCGCTGGTATTCGGCGATGCCCTGCACGGCATCGGCCAGCGACACGATGGCCTGCTGAATGTTTCCAGATTGTGCGTAGGCCTTCGCGTCATTAGCGGAATTCACTGGATCGCGTTGCATATTATCACCTCCCTTCTTTGCGCGGGTCTGCTCATTCTCCCACTCGGCAGGAAGGCCCTCAAACGAAACACGTCGGAAAAACAATCGGCGCTTACCAACGCATGAAAGGAGTGGACGCGTGATGGATGACAAAGAGGTGTTCGCCGCATTGGCGGCGGCGTTGAAGCCGATGAACACGACGAAGGACATCGCGGACAACTGCGGCATCAAGGAAGGCACCCTGGCGTACTGGCGTAGCGCGGGCATCGGCCCGAAGTTCGTGAAGGTGGGACGAATCGTCATGTATCCGAAGGAGCAGATGATCGCCTATTTCGCGCAACACCTGTACCAGTGCACGGCCGAATACGAGGAAGAGGTGGGCGCGTGATGACCGACAACGACTGGCGTACCGATACCCCGTGGCCTGACCCATGGGAAGAAAAGGAGAACAAATGAACAACATCCGCAAAGCCTGCGTCGAAGCGATATTCAGGGAATTTGAGGACCATGGCGACGCCATCAGTCCGGCCTGCGGCGACTTATGGGACGAAATCGAAGCAAGGCGTTCGCTCGGTCACATCGTCGGATACGTCGACCTCGACGTGGCCGACCTCGTGGACATCGTTATCGACACCATCAACAAGGAGCTGATGTGATGAAGGCCCTTGCCCACGTCATCCTGCACCAGCTGCTGTTCGCGGTGTGGTTGCTGGCCATGTGGGTGCTGTATTGCACGCCGGCGTGCACGCATCCGATCGAACATCTCATCGCCGCGCCGTTCGCGGTGCTCATTCCGACGGCCGTCATCATGCGTCGCCTGTGCTCCGACCCCCGCTTCGCGCGCTGGCTGGACGAGCAACGGCAGTGAAGGACTTGGACGGTTCCGCACACATTGCGGCATGGACGTGGTTCGTCATGCGCGGCCATGCCGGAACCGCCCGCGCGTCAAGGAAAAGACGTTAAAACCAGCCGGACGGGTCATCTTCTCTCTTCTCCTCCCGTCCGGCCTTCGCCGGGGCCCGCGACAGGATGCGGGCGCCATGGATCGGCGTGTTGAGGTCACGTCGGCGGATGGATGCGCGGTTCGAATCCGCGCCCCGGCACGACATCAATCCAAAGGAGGCAAACGTTGCCAAGCAAAACACCAAGCAGGCCGGACGGCGAGAAGTGGTTCGAATGGCCACTCACACCCGCCAGCGTCGGCATGACGGCCGCCGAACTGATCGGCGAACTGTACGAGACCATCAGCGCGCTCAACCGCGACCGTGGCTGGAACCTCACCATGGTCGCGCCGGCGCGCTTCGGCGAGATCGTCATCGACCGCGAGGCCGGATGCCTGCGCGCGAAATGCGCGTGGAAGGCCAAGGATCCAAGCCAGCTCGGCCCGGAACCGGCTGGATATGTGAAGGGAGCCTGACATGGCCATAGGGGAGACCGTCATCACCATCGTCGGCAACCTCACCGCGGATCCGGAACTGAGGACCACCGGCCAGGGCGCGCAGGTCGCCAGCTTCACCATCGCCAACACGCCACGCCAGTACAACCGGCAGACCGGACAGTACGAGGACGGAGACGCGCTCTTCCTCCGCTGTTCGGCATGGAACGACCTCGCGCAGCATTGCATCCAATCTTTGTCCAAGGGTATGCGGGTCATCGCCCAAGGCAGGCTCAAGCAGCACTCGTATCAGGCGCAGGACGGCACCAATCGGACCGTCGTGGAGCTGCAGGTCGACGAAATCGGGCCATCGCTGCGGTACGCGACGGCGCAGGTCGCCCGCATCAGCCGCCAGGGCGGTCCCGTCTACGGCAACCCCGCATCGCCGCAGCCGACCGTCAACACCGGCGTCGGTGGCTGGAGCCAACGGCCGCAACAGTCGGCGCAGACACAGCAACCCGCCGCGCCGCCGGCCGATGATCCGTGGGGCGCGCCGGCGGCCGACCAATCGTCATTTGGGGACTTCGGCAAACCGGATCCGGAACCGGAATTCTAAAGGAGGAAGCAATGAAAGCCAGCGAACAGCAGGTGCTCATCCCGCAGGAAGCGACACCGGACACGCTCATCGACCTCATCGGCAAGACGCAGCAGGTCACCAAGGCCGCGGCCGTCGTGCTCAAGGCATGCCGCAACGTCATGGACACCAAAAACAAGCAGGAGCACATCGACAAGTGGGGCGGCATCCACGCCATCACCGAAGCCGTGTACGACTGCGCAGACCTCGCTCAGCGCATCCTCGACGCCGGCCTGGCCATGGAGAACATGTGCGCCAAGCCCGCCACGTCACGGCAGATGATCCTCATCGACGACCTGCGCCGCAGCCTCGACATGGAGGATGGCGACGTGGAGGCGTCCATCGACCCGGACACCGGCGAGATCGGCTAAGCCTCCAAGGAACCCGAACCACGGAAGGAGAAGAAGAATGTGGTTCATCATCGACGACCAGATGGCCGACGACAGGCGCATCCGACGCCTACCGCTCGCCACCGTGGGCCTGTGGGTCAAACTCTGCGTCATCCACTCCAAAGGCGTCTCGATGCAATCGAAGGACCCGTCGGCGTATCCCGGCCACTTCGACCAGCTCGACCTCAAGGACGCCGGAGGCACCATGCGCCAGCTCCAGCAGCTCATCGATGCGGGACTCATGGAGGAGCACGACGGCGGATGGCGTCCCGTCTACGCCGAAGGCATCTGCAGGGAGCCACGAGTGCTGACCGAAGAGCAACGCGAGGCGCGCCGAAAAGCCGGAAGCAAGGGAGGCCGCCGTAAGGCCGCCAACCAAAAGGCCAAGCAAACGTCGGGCGACTTGCCGGAAAACAGCCAAGCAAACGGAGAGCAAAACGGTAGCAAACCTTCTAGCAAGTTGCTAGGGGACAGCCAAGCAAAAACATGGCATAAAACCGATACCGATACCGATATACCCTCTCCGACCCCTCCCGCCGGCAAACCGAAGCAACCCGCCACGCCGGAATCCGGCTTCGACCATTTCGCCGAAACCTATCCCGGATCCGTCGGCGCGAAAGGCCGCAAGACCGAAGTCGAAGCCAGAGCCCTGTACGCGGCCATCGCCGGAAACCCCGTCGAACTGACCCGACTCCAGACCGCGCTCCGCCGCTACAAGCACGCCGTCAACGACGGCCAAATCCGCAGCGGCCACATCCCACGGCTCAACACATGGCTCCGCGACCAGTGGAAGACCTGGGCGCCCGAACCAGTCCCGTCAACACCAATCCACAAGCACAACTGGAACTGCGAACACGTCCACCAGCTCATGGATCCGCACGAGGACGAATACGACCACACCGGAAGCCTCCGCAACGGCAACCCAAGCGAATGGTGGAAGGCATGCCAGGCGTGCGCAGACGAACTCAACAACCAAGAAACCAGCAAGGAGAAGCAATGAGCAGCTACCAAAGCAACGAAATCAAGCTCATCAACACGAGCCTGATTGACCCCCACCCCGACAATCCACGCAAAAACATCGGCGACGTGACCGACCTCGCCGCCAGCATCAAAACCAACGGCCTCCTCACGCCCCTCAGCGTCGTACCCAACGGCGAGCGCTACAGGGTCATCGCCGGCCACCGCAGGCTCGCCGCATGCAAACAGGCCGGAATCGTAGCTGTCCCATGCTTCGTGCTCCAGCTCGGCCCATTGCAGCAGTTGGAGGCCATGGTCACCGAGAACTGCCAGCGCGAACAGCTCACCGTGTTGGAGGAGGCTGACGCCATCCAGGGCATGCTCGACCTCGGAGCCACTACCGCCAGCGTCGCGCACAGGCTCGGCCGAAGCGGCGACTATGTGCGTGACCGCGTCAAGGCCGCCAGCATCAAGACCGAGGTCAGAGCATCCCGCGACGATTTCGGCCAGATCTCCATCGGTCAGCTCGTGGCCATCGCGCGATATGACGGCCAGCCGGACAGGCAGAAGGAGCTCGTGCAGGCGGCCGGCACCTCGAACTTCGACTACACCCTCCGCCGCATCGAACGCGACGACCGCGACCGGCAATGGGTCGAATCGGTCGCCGCGCTCCTCGGGGAGCCCGACAGCGGCATCAACCTCATCCCCGACCCCGAAAAGCCCTACAGCGACCCGGAATGGCGCTACATCGGCTGCATGTTCCCATCCACCGGCACCCCCGAAGAAGCCATCGAGAAGATCCGCGAACTGAACCCCGCAGCCGTATCCATCCACACGGTCTCGCAGCAGGTCTACCTCTGGACCCGCCGTGACAAGACCGTCGACGCCGAAAAGGAAGCCCGACGAGCCGCCGAACAAGCCGAACGCGACGCCCGCAGGCACGCGCTCGAGGAATACGCCGCCGCATCCGCGGACAAGCGCATGGCATGGCTCCACGGCCATCTCCACGGCATCAAACGCGACAAGCTCGTCGAAACCACGGCCCAGCTCGGACTCCTGCAGATCATCGACCCGGACCCGCAGGGCTACACGCAGGCGCTGAGCACATGGAACGACGCCGCATGCGGTGGCGAACAATTCGCCACCATCAGCGGCATCGAACCGGAACGGGCGCTCGCCGAACTCCGCTACCACCTCGACGAACCCGACTGGGCGGTCTGGGCGGTGCAAATCCTCGCCGCACGCATCGAATGGTTCATCGACCCGACCGACTGGACCACCGTCAACGACACCAGCAGACGCATCCCCGGCTACTACCAGATCCTCCAAGACCTCGGCTACACGCCCGCCGACGACGAAACCAGTCACCTCGACCAGCTCATCGCCGCCATCACCGAAGCCGACTCCGACGAAAACGAAGAAGACGAGGAGAACAACCAATGACCAGAGAACAACTCGAAAGACTCGCCCAACTCCTCACCGACACCGCCCAGACCGCCAGCACAATCGAACTGCGAGCGCTCGCCGGTGGCAGGGCGGAAGACGGCATCGTGGCGATGGCGGCCGGGTTGAGGGCCAATTGCACTGCTTGTTTGGTGTTGGTTGACGGTCTGATGCAGGAGGGGGTGCGTTGTGAGTGAGTTTGCTGATTCGAAGCGTGCCGCTTTGGAGCGGCAGGGTTGGCATTGTCTGCGGTGCGGGACGAACATCCATGACCCGTCATGCTGGCCTGGACGCTCCGGCCATCACCGTCAGTTGCGGCGGACGGCGGATCCGGATGTGAGGCACAGTCCGGCCAACATCGTCGAGCTGTGCGGTTCGGGCACGACCGGCTGCCATGGGTGGGTCCATCAGCATGTGAAGGAGGCCGAACGCCTCGGGCTGATAGTCCCGCTCGGCAGGGATCCGCGCACCACCCCGGTGCGCGACTGGCAGGGGATATGGCTCCGCCTCAACCAGGATGGCACCGCGACCCGTCTGACAGCCATGGAGGTCGCCACACTCGACATCGACAGGAGGGAAACAGAATGACCATTGACAAGCCCGACATGCTGCTGTGGATGGACGTGGAGACCACGGGGCTCGACCCGGACCATGACAGGATCCTCGAGGTGGAAATGCGTTGCACCGACATGAGAGGCGTGCTGTGCGTCGGCGGTTTCCACCGCGTCATCGGATTGGCGGAACGAAACGTCTCCATCACCGATGAGAACTTCAAGGCGTGGCGCATGCACTGCGCCAACGGACTGCTCGAAGACGCTCTCGACGGCGGATATACGGAAGAGGCGGCGGCGAACGCGCTCGAGGAATACGTCGACAGCCTCGCGCAATCGTTCACCCTCCATCCGGCAGGCAGCAACCCGCAGTTCGACCTCGACTTCATCGGCCGACTCTGCCCGAACCTCCCGCTGCACTACCACCGCATAGACATGGCCACCCTCCGCGACAGTCTCGAAGCCGCCGGCTGGGATGTGAGGCCGGAAGAGGAGACGCCTGTGGCTAGCGCCCACCGCACCGGCACATGCCTCGACCGTGACATCCGCCAATACGCGCGCATCATCCGCCACCTGGCCGCCCATCCGGTCCGATACGTCGCCACGAAAGCAGCAAGGTGATGGACATCGCAGCAGTGATCTTCCTATGTGCCGCCATCCTGATCGGCTGGATGGCCAACAGGCCCTGAACCGTACCAACAATGAAAGGAACCTCGGAATGAAACAGACCATCAACCGCATCTCCAACCGCGTCGGCGACTGGTTCGCCACGCTGTTCGCCCTCACTGCGCTGCTGCTCGTGCCGCACGCCATCATCCGGCCGATCATCGGCTACGGCCTCCACCACTGGATCCCCATCCAATGGCTCGCACTGCATGTCCTGCTCATCATCCTCACCCTATGCGTCGCGCTCGCCGCCTACATCATTGCGGACCGTACCGCGCCGGAACCGCCGGAAACATACTGAAAGGAGCCATCATGGCAGACCAGGAGACCATTCCGATCGGTCTGGAGACGCAGAACAAGGTGGCCAAGGCCATCTACCTGCGCTGGCATCGCAGCGGCCGCCGCCATCCACGCCCATGGAACGAGATGCCCATGGAGGACAAAGAGCCATGGAGACGCGTGGCCAAGGACGCCATCAGAACGTTTTTCGCATCTCCCGAGTTCCAGACGCTGCTTGACGACGTGTACGACGAAGGCTACGACGCGGCCGGAAAGGACGCACAAGGCGGAAACGAAGGCGAGGCGCCGCGGTGAGCGTCAACGTTCCGCTGCATAAATGGCGGTCGGCCGACCCGACAATCCTGATCGGCCGCCGCTGCATCGCCCAAACCGACCAGGACGTCATCATCGACGGACGGCTCGAACTCATCCGACATCCGGACGGCATCGCCAGCCTCTGCTTCCAGGGCATCGGAAACGACATCATCGACCACGATCCGAACACATGTTCCAACAGCATGAGCGCTGGCATACGAAGCCTCGCCATCTACGGAAAGGAATGAAATGCACACCGTCAGAATCGCCACCAACCCACGCAAATGGCGCAGACCTGCGCCCTGCCCGGCATGCCGCAAGTCCCGGCCGCTCATCCTGACCCTCGGCGCCATCTACAACCTCCGAACCCGCAAACCGGTCAACACTATCTACGGCTGCATCTGCCCCAACTGCCGGCACAAATGCATCCTCCACGTCGACGGCAGAAGCCTCAACAAAGCCATCCGCCTCTGGAACCACCACGCCAGCCACCATCAAAGGAACGAACAATGAGAAACACCATCTGCGCCACACTTACCGCCATCACCCTCACCCTCTGCACCGCGCTCGCAGGATGCGGAAGCGCGTCGGAGCCTTCCACGCCAGCGCATGCGGTCAGGTCCGTCGACTCGCAGTGCTCCGCCGGGGCCGACGTATTCACGGAATGCGTCATCACCCTGACCGACACGAGGCAAGTGGACTGCATCGTCTACTCGACGAACGGCAAGCAGGCCGGCCTGTCCTGCGACTGGAGCCATGTGAGCGGCGCGGACAAGGAGCCGGCAAGATGAGCTACAACGTCGTCACCACGGAAGGCATCAGAACGTTCGAGAACATCGACGATGCCGGCGACTACGCGCAGGCCATGTCCCTGAGGACTGGCGAGCCGGCCAAGGTATTCCATGCCGAGACCGGACTCGTCGCATTCACCGTCCGCCCAACCACGAAGGACACGAAATGAGAATCAATTTCAACAGCAAGGATGCCGTTTTCGCCATCAAAGCCGAAAACGAAGAGGAAAAAGCCCAGCTCAAAACGTCGGCGGCCGCCATCTGCAATCTCATCATCGATTTTTTCGACGGTGAAATCCAAGAAATGAAGGCGGCGAAGGAATGAAACGCATCACACTCAAGGACACAAAATGAGCAATCGAAGTTATTTGGTGCCAAGGCCGCCAGCGTTCGACCATGAGCATCCCAGACCGAAGGAGGAAGGCGAGGTGCTGTACTGCGGAAATTGCTCAAAATGGTACGTATCATGGTTTCCTCTCACCGAAGTCAAAACCATATGGGGCCGCCGCCCCGAATGGTGGATACGCATCTTCCACCGCAAACCATACGAGACGATCATCCAGCAAATACGAAGGGAAACGAAATGAAAGACAGTGAAGCAGACATCGCCATCGGCGTGCTCAACAAACTCATCGACCAGGAACTCGAAGCCGTCCGCGCCGCGACAAGGGACGGCAATACCCCCCTTCGTCGGCTACGCCCAGACCCGACACAACGCCTTCCTCTACGCCAGGGACGAGATCAGGAAGGCGCTCGCCGCAGCCGTGGATGAAAGGGGTGCGGGGAATCCGTTCCTGCCGCAGCGTGACGAGTTGGTCACGCAGGATATGCACACCTGCGATTTGTGCGGCCGGTGGTGTTCAAGTCCCGTCTATTCCATAGGCCTCATCTATGGCGGCCAGGCGAAGACATTCACCGAGGTGTGCGCCGACTGCATGTGGCGGTTGAAGTTCAGCCCGGTCCGGACCATCTCGCTGGATGCCTACCGTCTTTTCGAGCAGTGGCGCCTGTCCCAATCGGAGGCCGACGAATGAAAGACCGGACTCCGCATCTGTGCCGGAACGCTCTCGGCACAGCCATCTGCGCCAGCAATGGCATCGGACCATCCCAGGATGCCGACCGGCGTATAGAGCATTGCGTCATCTGCGGCAGGTGGTGGAAGATCTACGCCGTCTCGCCGTACCTGACCATCTGGGTCGAAGTGCCAGCCTGGATGATCTGGCTGTTCTGGCACAGAATCTGGAAGACCGACTATAAATCATCCCACGGAAAGGAACCGGAACAATGAGCGAGGAAACACTCGAACCGCCACTGCCGCCGATCGACGCGCGCACCGAAGCCGTCGCCGAACGTCTGTTCGGACTCAAATGGGCGCTCCGCAAGGACTCCACCGAAATCATCCACGAGGAATGGCAGACCGCATCCGAATGGATCCGCGACGGATACGTTCGCCAAGCCATCGAAGTGCTCGCCGCCGCTGACCAAGCGCAACCCGCGAGCGCCGACGGAGGCGATTATGAGGAGCGGATGCGCGTCGAATACCGTGAGTTGACCGCTCGTGCTGGCAGGCTCAGGGGCATGCTGCAGCGGTATGCGGATGGCACGCTCGACTTCGAGCCCGTCTGTCCGATCGGTCTGTTGAGCAGGCAGCTTGACGTCATGGATGAATACGCCGTTCTGCTCCGCCATAGAGCCAAGCTCGAACACGTCGACCTTGAAGAACAGGACTCCGCCACCGAATAAACAAAGAACCCGACCTTCCGGCCGGGCTCTGGCATTACCACAAACCAGACTATCACGCCGGAGGGAATCGAACAAATGTACGAACCAACCAACGAATCCCAACCAACCACCACCAACACCACAACAAACACCAGCCAAACAACACCAGCGCTCGCCGGTGTGTGCCTCGTCTGCGGCGGAGGATGCGCTGTCGGCGACACCATGTGCGCGAGATGCGATGGGCTGCTCCGCGGCTGGCTGCGGGAATATCCAGCATGGTTGGATTCGCTACATGAGTTCCTGGACTCGACCGCGCACTACGGAGGCCGCCAGCCTGGACGCGTCAACCTTCCAGCCGCGCCGACGCCAATCCGATTGCCGGTGCTCGACCACATGCAGGCCATCGAGGATGCCGCAATCGCACTCTGGCGCCGGTTGTACGCTCCGCCCGCCATGCCTTGGGCGACCTATGGCATGCATCCGCCGCTGGTGGACATGCTGCGTGTCTGCGCCGGCAGTCCTCGACTGCGCCGCATGCCTGACATCGCCGACTTCTACCATGAGTGGGAGTCGATGGTTCGAAAGACGCTGGACATCATCGACGTGCCGCCTGCGAAACATGGCATCGGAAGATGCCCGAACCCGCTGTGCGGAGTCGAATTGACAGCGGCGGTCGGCGCGGTAAGCGTTGCATGTCCCGTGTGCGGCAACACTTATCGTGTGGTCGACGTGCGATTGGGGTTCCTGCGGGAGTGCATCGAATCGGGCAGGGCGTTCACGGCGGGGGAGTGTGCGGAACTGCTGCGCGAATGCGGGTTCCAGTGCAACACGAACACGATTCGCTCATGGCGTAAGCGCGGCAGGCTCCAACCGGTTGGTGAAAACGTGAAGGGGCAGCCGTTGTACAGGCTTTCCGACGTGCATGGACAGGTCGTGCGACGCGACTCGATTTGACAAAATCGAAAGTGCAACGCACAATTGTCAGTGGATTAGAGGGTTCAAACCGAAGACATACGGTTTGAACCCTTTTCATATCCACCTTGGATTCTCCTAACTCCTTGGGTTGCGTAACACCGTCCTGTCCGAACGGCATATCGGACACGCTCCGCCCACTCCCGTCAGAGTGGGCATACCTCAATGTGGCAGGCAAGCCAATCCCGCGCTTACGTGATGCGGTGATGCTCAAACCGCCTGTCCATGCCTTCGTAGGAATCAGTGGCAGATCGCACCGGTCGCAGATCTTCGGATCCTCTTCCTTGCGGCCGCGTGTATGCGCGGGTTCGACTCCCGCCGAAGGCGCTCCATGAATAACCTCGGGAGGGGATATCCGCAGATGACGGAATCCCTAGTCGACACGTGGTCGGCCATGCTAGGACTTCATACGAAGGAATAACCATGAGCAAGCGACGCAACGAGCGGGTCAGCAACGGATACCGGCGGCGCATGCTCAGGCAAAGAGTGCTGGCCGCATACGATGTGTGCGCCATCTGCGGCAAGCCAGTCGACAAGACATTGAAGACACCACATCCGATGAGCGCCGAAGTGGATGAGCTCATACCGGTCTCACGCGGCGGTGATCCATACAGCTTCACTAACTGCAGGCTCACGCACCGCATCTGCAACAGGATGAAGAGCGACAAGACAGACGAACACGCACGAGCGCTGCTGGCCTGCAAGCAGACCATCAAACCAAGCTCGATGCCGTTCAAAACGTTCGGCATCTGACCCGATACCAGGGCAGGGTACCCGGTCATACCCCCTTGGGGTAGCCTCGGGTGCAGTGCCGATATTTCTCTTGAAATTTAAGCGTAACGAATTGTGTTACGCATACGTTGAATGAAAGGCGGAATATGGCCTTTTTCAAAGCGTCAGCATCTGACATAGAACGATTTAATAAATACTTCAGAAGCACTGACCCTAGTAAATGTTGGGAATGGAACGGTGCTCATCACCCAAAGGGATATGGCACATTCCGTCTGGCAAAGACGTCCGTTCCGGCACATCGCTTCGCATATGCATTGACTCATAACATGTTTATCCCAGATGGGATGGTGATTGATCATATCTGTCACAACCGTTCATGCGTTAATCCAGACCATTTGAGAACAGTAACGGTTCAGGAGAATTCCGAATATCGTGTTTCCTGTAATAAGAACAGCAAATCCGGAATCCGTGGTGTTTACTGGCGTAACGATCGAAAAGCATGGCAAGTTGAGGTTATCAAGGATAGGAAGGCATACAAGAGAGGTCCATTCAAGACGCTTGCACAGGCGGAAGCTGTTGCAGCAAGATTGCGCGAAGAGCTCGGGTTCCTCACTGGTTTTGGAACGAAGGAAACGCAATGATCTGCGAAGTATGTGGCAGGCAATTCAGACCGAGCGGCAGGGGCAGCCAACAGAAATATTGCTCCGCGAAATGCAGACAGAAAGATTATCGGCGTCGGAAAAAGAACAGGCCGGCACAGGCAAGGAAAAGCAGTCCGACTGTCGGGACTGCGGAGACGAAACGGGAACCGGAATCCGACCTCGACCAGCGGAGCTTCGAACGGATGATGGACGGCAGCATGCTGGACATACTGCGAGACAACCGTGACCTGCTGCTCAAGGCCATGGCCGATCCCACGACGCCGGCGAACGCGCTGCCCGCGATCAGCCGCCAGCTCATCGCCGTATGCGACCGCATCGAATCGCTCCAGGTCGGTGGCCTGACCGACCTGCTGGACGATGAGGAAGACGAGGTGACGGACGATGTCGGAGCGTCGATTGTCTGAAATCGCCAAGGTCCTCCGCCAGCCGGAAGGCATCGTCGGCAGCGAGTTCACGCGAATCAACAAAGCCGCGCGCAAGGCCGGCATCCGTTTCGACTTGTGGCAGCAGGGCTTCTTGTGGCTTCTGTTCGCCAAGAACGCGGAAGGCAAGTATGCGTGTGGCGCGGACGGCGCCGTGCTGTCCAGCTGCAGGCAGATCGGCAAGACCTTCACCGTCGGAACCGCGTTGTTCCTCAAGGCGATACTCACACCGAACCTGAAAGCCATCTGGACCGCCCACCATACGCGCACCAGCGACGAGACATTCGCGGACATGTGCGAGATGGAGCACAATCCAGTGCTCGGCCGGTACGTGGAACGCATCCGCAGAGCAAACGGCCAACAGGAGATCACGTTCACGTCCGGCAGCCGCATCATGTTCGGCGCCCGCGAAAACGGTTTCGGCCGAGGATTGCACAGCGTGGACGTGGCCGTGTTCGACGAAGCGCAGATCCTCACAGTGCGCGCGATGGACAACATGATTCCGGTTTTGAACACGAGTCCTAACCCCCTGGTCGTGTATATGGGCAATCCACCCAAGCCGGGAGACCAGTGCGATGCGTTCACGGAGAAACGCATGCACGCGCTGAACCATGACGGAAACCTCCTCTACGTGGAGCTCGCCGCCGACAAGGACGCGGATCCGGACGACCGCGAACAGTGGGCTAAAGCGAATCCCAGCTATCCGAAACGTACAAGCGAACAGGCAATCATGCGCATGCGCAACAACCTGTCGGACGATTCATTCCGTCGTGAGGCGCTTGGCATATGGGACGAGACCGCCACCGCATACGCCATCAGCCCCGACCTGTGGCAGGCCGCGGCCGTCGACGACGTGCCCGAGGGCGGCACGATGAGCTTCGGCATCGACATGCCTCCGGACAGGAGCGTGCTGACCATCGGAGCGGCGCTACGATACGCGAACGGTTCGGCCATCGTCCAGATGGCGAACATCAAGGACGCGCGGCAGGCGGGAACCATGTGGGCCGTGGACTGGCTCGCCGAACATTGGCCGAAGACCGCCAGCGTGGTCATCGACGCGCAGTCGCCCGCCATGAGCCTGCTGCCGGAACTGAAGAAAGCACATGTGAAGGTCACGGTCACGAACATGCAGGAGATGGGCCGAGCATGCGGCCGGTTCCTCGACATGCTCAAAGCCGGAACGCTCAAGCATCCGCGGGACGAATACCAGCCGCAGCTGGCCGCAGCCGTCAAGGGCGCGACCACGCGCCCATTGGGACAGTCCGGCGCGATCGCCTGGAACAAACTCGGCAGTGACATTGACATAACCCCGCTCGTGTCCACCACACTCGCCCTGTACGGGGCGTGCACGACGAAACGACATCCCGGAAGACGACAGATCATCGGAGGAATCTAAATGAGCGACATCCAGACAACGGCAGCGCCGGACGGGTGGAAACCTACGGGAGGAGCCGGAACGGTGCCGAAACTCGTCGTGCCGACGCACATCGACGGACTCTCCGGTGAGGAGAACGCGCTGCTGCGCGAACTCGCCGAGGTATGGACGCGCCACGCGAGCCGCAACCGAACACTCACCGCCTACTACGAAGCCAAGGAGCCACTGGTTGATTTTGGACTGACTGTGCCGAAGTCCATCAAGGATCATTACACGCCGCTTGGGTGGGCACGCAAGGCTGTGGATATGCTCGCTGAGCTTTGCGTGTTCGAGGGATTCGTCTCGCCGGGCGTGGACGACCCATTCGAACTGCAGGACTTCATGAGCCGCATCGGATTCACTAGCGTTCTGCAGCAGGCCATCCAGACTGCGCTCATTCACGGCTGTTCGTTCCTCAGCGTCGTCCGGGACTTCGAAGGAAGACCGCTCATCCGCACGCATACCGCGGAAAGCTCGGCCGCCGTCTGGGATTACCCTAACCGGCGGGTCAGGGCGTGCATGGCCATCACCGACGTTGACGACAACAACGAGGCCACCGGACTCGTGCTCTACATGCCCGACCGCAACATCAGCGTGCAGCGCCGTCTCGGCTACTGGTGGCGCGTGGACGATGAGCAACCCACCATCGACAACGAGTGCAGCGTGTTCCGCCTCGCCTACAAGGCTACCGAGGTCAAACCGTTCGGACGCTCCCGCATCAGCCGGGACGCTATGGCCATCATCGACGGCGCGAACCGCACTATCGTGCGCGCCGAAGCGAATGCCGAATTCTACGCGTTCCCAAAAATCCTGCTGACAGGCACTTCCGAAGAACTCGCCTCGTTGGGCACGGACGACGCGTTAAAGCTTTATATGGGTCGCTACAACATGATCAGCAAGGACATCGACGGGCAGTCCCCGACCGTGACGCAACTGGCCGCGTCGAGTATGGACCCGCATCTGACGATGCTGAAAAGTTGGGCGGCGATGTTCGCCAGTGCGATGAACATTCCAGCCAGCTCGCTAGGCATCGTGTCCGACGCGAACCCGACGTCCGCCGACGCGACCGAGGCACAACGTGAGGACCTGATTATCGAGGCGCGCCATTGCGACCGGGATTTCGGTGAATCGATCCTGCAGGCAGCCCGTCTTGTGGCACGGATGCAGGATCCATCCGTGCCCGACGAGGAGCTGATGAAACTGCAGGTCGACTGGAAGAACCCGAACACGCCGTCGAGCTCCATGAGCGCCGACGCATTCAGCAAGCTCGCTGGAAGCATCGACTCGTTCGCCAACAGCGAGGTCGGCATGACCCGCGCCGGATTGAGCAGAAGCGAGATCGTCCGCTTGAAGGCCGACCAGCGCAAGGCTCAAGCCGGACAGGTCCTCGACCAGATTCGCGGCATGCGCCAACAGACTGAGCAGACGCAGGACGACGGGGAACGCCAGACCGACGCTTCCACGCAATCAACTGTTGCGGGGGGGGGGCTGAAGGACAGCTTCGACGCACTGGGAGTAGCGATCAGAGCCGGGGTGACACCGGAATCCGCGGCATCGATGCTTGGACTGAAAGGCATTGAATTCACCGGCATGACGCCGGTCAGCCTCAAACTACCGGAAGGCGGCGGAAATGAGCCTGAACAGTCTGAACCTGCCGCCGGAACGACGCAGAAGGCTTGAACTCGACCTCAATGATTTGTACGAGGATTACACGGACACCATGAGCCGCCTGCAGAAGGAGGCCGGCAACAGTGTCTCGGGCCTCGTCTGGGACGGTGAAAGCCAGGAGCTCATCAAAGCGGAGATCAACCGGTATGCCGACGCCGCCAGCAGGCTCGCATCCGACTACTACGGCCATGTGCGCGACCTGTGGGCGCAATACGGCGGAATCGACATGCCGGAATACGAGCCGCCTTCCATCACCGCCGACCGCGCGGTCTGGCAGATGGAAGGCGGTTTCAACAACACTGACTTCATGGGATTGCACTACAAGGATGTCATTCCAGATGAAAACGGAGCCGTTCACAACAACGCCGGAAGAACCATCGACGACCTGTGGCCCACGTTCGCCGACGAGGAGCAGGCGCTGGAATACGTGCAGAATCTGATTCAGACCGTCGGGCGGCTGACCATGCAGAGGGCTGTGGCCAACGATCCCACCAAGCCTCGCTGGGCGCGTGTGCCGCGAGGGGCTAAGACATGCGCGTTCTGCCTTATGCTCGCCTCGCGTGGCTTCGCCTACCTGAGCGAGGACACCGCCGGACGGCAGATGCAATACCATACGGACTGCGACTGCGACATCGTGCCAAGCTGGGGCAGCAGCAAACTCAAAGGATACGATCCGGACAAGTATCGTGAAATGTACCAGGCAGCCAAGGCTGCGGCCGGCGATGACGGCGACTGGCGTGACACGCTAGCCCAATTGAGACGCATCTATCACGATGAGGTCAATGATGGCGTGACTGCCCAACCGACGATTCGATGGAGCGGCAAATCGATTCCAATCAGTGCTTCCGAACTATCGAGATTGTCGGATTATAGCGTCAGGATGCCTGGAGATAGATTCTCCAACGACGAGAAGATCGCGGCTTTGATGGATTGGACCGGAGACAGCTACAAAAGTATCAACGGCTACCTGTTCGGCGGACGAAACCCGTCGAAAGACGTCATCCATCAGGTCGAATGCATCGACGAAGCAATATCCGACCATATCACCCGAGAACGTTTCACGGTCGACAGGCAGATGCGGTTGTCGACGTTCCACGTCAACGACATGGAGTCGCTTTTCGATTTGAATACCGGTCGCACCTTCGAACACATCGGCTACATGGCCACCAGCATCAAGGAGGGAGGCATTGACATTGATGGGGAAGACCGCATCGCCACAAGAATCCTGGTACCGCCGGGAAGCGCCGGCGTGTATGTGGAGCCGATCACTCAGCATCCGGGAGAATACGAAATTCTCCTGCCGAGAGGAAGGACTCTTCGTTTCGAAGGGCTTGGAGCATCCGACGGCAGACCGATCGTTTATCTGAGACTGCTATGATTGAGCCTATGGATCGTTCCGACCGCTTCACGTTTATGCCCGGTGATTTGAAGGAAGTCACCGATGAGCGCCATCTTGCGGAAATCAAACGCAAGTATGGCGATATCTCCATGCCGCAGGACGAATATGAATGGGTCAGGAACGAAGGAAAGAAGCGCTGGTCCGTCGGCGACTATGTGTCGACCGACGAACTCAGGTCCGAATACGCGCGAAGAAAAGCGCTAGGAAATCTCTGAATCCCAGAAAGCCATCACGTCGAAACGTGATGGCTTTTCTTTTACCTTTCACACCCCAGCGATGGGGCGGGGCGCAGCCATGCGCGAAACCAACAAGAATGGCCGCCCACTCGCCGGCGTCAGGCGTGGAAACCAAGAACAAGCAAAGGAGCCACCAACCATGGCAGAAGAAAACCAGACCGACGCGGACGGCCAACAGGAGCCGGAACAGCACGCTCCGACCACGAAGGACGTGAACAACGCGAAGCCGAAGACCTTCACCCAGGAGGAAGTCGACCGCATCATCAACGAACGCCTCGGCAGGGAACGCGGCAGGAAAAGCGACTACGAGGAACTCAAGGAGAAGGCCGGCCACACCGCCGACCTCGAATCGAAACTCTCCAAAGCGCTCGAAGAGAACGAGAAGCTCAAAAACGAAGCCAAACAGGCCGAACACGAGAAAGAGCTCTCCGCAATCCGTGTCGAGGTCGCGGCCAAACACGGCATCAACGATCCAAGCGTCCTCGTCGGCGACGACGAGAAGCAGATCGGCGACTACGCCGAAAGACTCATGAAGGTGTTCGCCGGCATGAGATCCCGCGGAATCGTCGCGGAGCAGAGCGCCCGCACCGGACAGGCCAAGACGAAACGCTCCAGCCGTGAGGACTTCGTCAACGCCATGAGCAATACGCTCCTGTGATTCAACCAGCGAAAACATTCATTTGAAAGGACAAATCATGACAGATCCGTCCATGACACGAAAAAGCAACGGTCTAGACCTCACCCCTGAAACCCAGGCGGAGATCTGGCAGACCGCAAAATACCAGAGCGCGTTCATGCAGCTCGTGCCCGAAATGAAGCTGCCCGGCAACGGTTCTCGCGTGCCGATCATCATCGGAGACCCGGAGGCCGCATGGGTCAACGAGGGCGCCGAGAAGCCGAAGAGCGGCGTCACCTTCGGCAAGAAGGACATGCTGCCGTACACCATCGCGGTCATCATGCCGTTCTCCAACCAGTTCCGCCGAGACTTCGGCGCTCTCTACGACCAAGTCGTCGCGAAGGGTCCGGGAGCCATCGCCCGCACATTCGACAAGACCATCATGGGTCTCGTCGACGCTCCGGGAGCGGACTTCGACACCCTGAAGAGCGCGCAGACCGTCAGCATCGGCAAGGACGTGTGGAAGAACCTGAACAAAGCCGACGACCTCGTGTCCGAAGCGGATGGAACCGTGGACGGTTGGGCGTTGAGCACCCAGGGTCGCAGTGTGCTCCGGCAGGCGACCGACAACAACGGACGCCCCCTGTTCCTCAACGGCACCGCCGCCTCCGACGTGAGCACCGTGCTCGGCAACCGCACCTACATCAGCAAGGGCGTTCACGTGCCCGCCGTATCCGAGACACCGGGACCGGCCAAGGCAGAGATCCTTGGCGTGTGCGGAGAATTCTCCTCCGCCGCATGGGGTTCCGTCGAAGGAATGCAGACCAGCATCTCCGACCAGGCGTCCATCACCATCGACGGCAAGCAGGTCAACCTGTGGGAGCATAACATGTTCGCCGTGCGAATCGAAATCGAGGTCGGCTTCCGTATCCGCGACATCAACCGCTTCGTCCTGCTCACCGCCTGACGGAGTCCGACATGACTGTCGAACCAGACGTGTTCGCCACCTCCGTCGACCTCGAACAGAGGTGGCACAAACTCACCGACGAGGAACGTGAGAAGGCCGACACGCATCTCGCGGACGTGACCGACTACATCAAGGAACGCTCCCCGAACTGGCAACGTCTCCAAAAAGAACGGCCACGCCTGCTGACGAAGATCACCTGCGACATCGTCCGCAGAATCATGCAGGCCGACCCGTACGACATTCCCGGCGGCATCACGCAGATGAACCAGACCACCGGCAGCTTCAGCGAACAATACAGTTTCGGAGCGCCCACCGGCGACCTCTGGCTGCGCGACGACGAGAAACGCATCCTTGGCATCAACGCGCAACGCGCGTTCAGCGTCGACATGGCAACGGGGGAGACGTCCTAGTGGAAACCATCGAAATCTGGCGCGGCCAGCCCACCACCGACACGGACGGCAACCCCATCCAGGGCAAACCCGCCCGCGTCGGCACGTTCCAGGCGATGGTCGCGCCAACCTCCACCACCGACCAGACCGAGGAGAACGCCAGCCCGCAGACCATCGAATACACGATCCACATCCGCGGTAGCCAGCCGACAGGCATCCAAGCCACCGACCTGATCAAAGTCAGAGGCATCCTCCTGCCCGTCAAAGGAAAACCGCAAGTGTGGAACAACCTCCACGGACGCCACATCGGCGACGTCATCACCGTGGGCGAACGGAAAGGATAAGCATGGCCAAACGATGCAGATTCGTATTCAACCGCAAGGCATTCAGCCAACAGGTCCTCAAAAACGAGACATTGCGCTCGCGCATGAGGGACGCGGCCGAGGCCGCCGTAGAGGATGACCGTTGCATGGTCCGCGACCATGACGGCAAGAACCGTAGCGGCGTGGCCATCCTCTGCCCGGCACCGGTGGAGAAGGCGCACGGCACGCTAGAGGACACGCTCGGAAGGATGCGCGTATGAGCATCCCGGTCACTCCCCGCCGCACGGAACCCCTGCTCCTGCCCAAACTGAGGACACTGTTCCCGGACGTGACGTTCGACACCATCGAACGAAGCGACCTCGAACCTCCCTATACGGAAGCCACATTGGCCGACTCCATGCAGGGCATGAGCACTCCCATCTCCCAGTACGTGCGGCTGCGGCTGGGCGTGCGCTGCATGAGAGAGGACCATACGGGCGACTGGGACAAGGCCGCCCGCCTGTGGGCGGCAATCGCGAGGGAGATCATCGGGCTCGGAACCGTCGCGCCGCTCATCGACGCGTCACTGGAATCCGGGCCGGTACGCATGACCGACGAGGACAAGAGACTGGTGAGCGCGTACGGCGTGCTCCTGCTCGAGGTCACCGTCAACTGAAACACAACCAAAGACAACGTGCCGCCACACGCAGAACGGAAGCGAGGTGCAGACAGGAATGTCTGACAACAACGAAAAAACCACCGTCGCCGCGCAGGGCGCGACCGACTACGGGTACGTGTCCAGCGGCAACACCGCAGGCAACGTGCGCCTGATCAAGAACTACGCGCTGTTCCTGTTCCCCAAGGGCGACAGCACTTTCGTCGCGCCGACCGGCGTGAACTGGACGCCGCCGTCCAACAAGAAGCCGATCGGATACAGCACCGAGGACGGCGCCGTCCTGCATCCGGAGCCGGGCGACAGCACCGACTACAAGGCGCACAACGGCGACATCATCCTGTCCGACACGGACCCGGGCTACTGGACGCTCCAGCTCGCCGCGATGGAAGGCCGCAAGGACGTGGTATCCGCCTACTTCGACGTGGACGTGGAATCCGACGGCGGCATCAGCATCAAGGGCGCCGGCCTGAAGAAGGAATGGATCCTCGTCCTGGTCGCGCTCGACCAGCAGGACCGCCCCTTCCTCCTGTACGGCACCAACGCGAAGGTGTCCGACCGCGACGACGTGAGCCTGAAATCCAGCGAGATCATGAACTTCAGCATGACGTTCAAGATGCTCAAGGGCACTAACGGCGAACAGTTCCACGCATGGGGCCTCGTCACCGAAGACGCCAAGTAGCCCATTGATTCTTCCCGTGCGGCCGATGGCGGTCGGCCGCACGGGACCATTACCCATAACCGCCGATAACCATGAAACGGAGACGAAATGAGCGACAACACCTACCATGTCGTGGACGTGGACCTTACCGACGCGGAGGAGCTCAAGCCCGACGTGCACCTCGAGGTCGCCGGAGCGAAACTCGACCTGCCGAACCTCAACAACGCGGAACTGCCCATCGAACTCGTCCAGGCCATCCTCCTGGTCAAAAGCAAGCCCGCATTGTCCGACGAGGAAACCACGGCCTGCGTGAGCACGTTCCTCGCATACTTCGAGAACGCGCAGCCGAACTTCTGGAACGTGCTGCGCAAGACCAAACGTCCGATGGCCTACCTCACCGCGACCATCAAGGCGTGGGCCGACGAATCCGGACTGGACCCAAAAGCGTTTACCTCGCCCACCTCTGGAACAACCACCGCGCGGCGCTAGCCTACGACTGGATCCGAGCGTACGGGCAGATCTACAGGCCCGTACGCTTCCGGGAATGGGTTGAAGGCCAACGTCCACGAGTCGATTGGGGACTCGCCTGGGCGTTGACCCGCGAAATCCTCAAAGACCATACGAGCCACTCGTGGATGGCGTTGCAGAACGCCGTCTACGCGCCCGACGGAGCCGAACAGGCCATGTGGCTGACCGCTCCCGAGCAAAAGAAACGCCCATGGTTCGACCACGAGCACGACCCGCTCCGCCCGCCAACCCCGACGCACAACCTCACCCGCCGTCAACGCGAGGACAGGGAACGGCTCAAAGCCTACTTCCACATCAACGACGACCTCTGACTCCGACCGCCATCGGAATCCCAACCTACGAATAAGGAAACACGATGGCAGCACAGGACATAGGCGTCGCATACGTCCACGTCGAACCATCCGGCAAAGGATTCGGCAAAAGCATCGAAGGCGACATCGGCGACGCCGTCAACAAAGCCTCCAAGAAAAGCTCCAGCACCCTCATCTCGAAGATCGGCGGAGCATTCGGCAAAATCGGCAAGGTCGGCACAGGCGCGATCGCCACCCTCGCCGGCGGCATCACCGCATTGGCCGCCAAAGGCGGCTTCACCCGCGCCCTCAACATCGAAAACGCGCAAGCCAAACTCAAAGGCCTCGGCCACGACAGCGCGAGCGTCACCGAAATCATGAACGACGCGCTCGCATCCGTCAAAGGCACCGCGTTCGGATTGGGTGACGCCGCGACCGTCGCGGCCAGCCTGTCCGCCTCCGGCATCAAGGAAGGCGACCAGCTCACCAAGGTCCTCAAGACCGTGGCCGACACCGCGCAGATCAGCGGCAGAAGCCTCACCGACATCGGCATGATCTTCGGTTCCGTCGCCGCCCGAGGCAAACTCCAGGGCGACGACATGCTCCAGCTCATGTCGAGCGGCATCCCTGTGCTTCAGATGCTCGGCAAGCATCTGAACAAGACCAGCGCCGAAGTGTCCGACATGGTCTCGGACGGCAAGATCGACTTCCAAACCTTCGCCGACGCCATGCAGGAAGGCCTAGGCGGCGCCGCACTATCCGCAGGCACCACATTCACCGGCGCCCTGGCCAACGTGAAAGCCGCGTTGAGCCGACTCGGAGAAACAGCCGCCACACCAGTCCTCGACGGCTTACGCGGCCTGTTCAACCAAGCCATCCCACTCATCGACACATTCACCGCAGCCGTCACACCAACCCTGCAAAAAGTCGGAGCGGCACTCCAACAAGGTCTCGAGAACGCGATACCCGCCACACAGGCGAAACTCAAAAACCTTGGCGACACGATCTCCAACATCCCCGGCTTCCAGATGCTCGCCTCGGCGACGGCCAGCCTCAAAAGCCAACTCACTGGCCTCTGGAACGCAATCACATCACTCATAGGCGGACTCAACAATGGCGGCGAAGCCGCCACAATGTTCTCCACAACCGCCGGCGCGCTCGCGGGAGTGGTCGCTTCGGTCGCGCAGGCGTTGTCGAACGCGGCGGGATGGGCGAAGACGTTCGTCAACACGTTCATCGAGACGGGCGCGTTGCAGCCGTTCCTTGAAAGCCTGACCGGCGTCATCTCCGGATTGGGCTCGCTGGTTTCCGGATTGGCGGCCGCGGTCTCGCAGGCCTTCGGCTTCAACGACAGCGCGCGCACCGCCAGTTCCGCGGCGCAGAGCTTCGCCGGACTGTTGAACACTTTGACCGGCGTGCTCATGACGGTGGGAGGCTGGCTGCAGTCGGTCGGACAGTGGGCGCAGCAGAACGGCGCACTGGTATCCGGCGCGTTGAAAGCCATCACCATTGCATTGCTCGCGGTCAAAGGCTGGGATATCGTCTCGGCCGGGCTGAAGACAGTTTCCGGTGGACTGAAGGCCATTTCCGCGACTGCCTCCGGTGTGGAGAAGACCGCTACGGCCACGTTCGATTTGATTGGCAAGATCTCCGACGCGGGAAGCGCGGCTGGAGCACTGAAGCAACTCGCCGGCTCGTTCAATATTGTCAAGGCAGCTCAATCGGCGTGGAGCGCGGTGACCAAGGCTGCTACCGCCGTGCAGCTGGCATTCAGCGCTGCCTTGGATGCGAATCCGATCGGCATGCTTGTCGTGGCCATCGGCGCGGTCGTGGCCGCGCTGACATGGTTCTTCACCCAAACCGAAACGGGCAAACGACTCTGGAACAGCTTCGCCACATGGTTCATGGGAATCTGGAACCAGATCAGCACCGCATGCCAGCCAATCCTGCAAGCCATCGCCATATTCATCACCCAGACCATGAGCCAAATCCAGCAAATCTGGCAAACCGGATGGACACTCATCACCACCGTCCTCCAAAACGTCTGGAACGCAATCGGCCCCATCATCATGACCGCACTCACCGCGATCATCACCGGCATCCAAACATTCATCACCACCATCACACCACTCCTGCAAGCAGGAATACAGAACATCCAAACCATCTTCCAAACCGCCGCCACCATCATCAGCACGGTCTGGAACGGACTATGGAACACCATATCCACCGTCGTACAAGGCGCATGGACCATCGTCACCACAGTCATCAGCACCGCACTCGCCGTCATCCAAGGCATCATCCAACTGGCGCTCGCGGTCGTCAACGGGAACTGGAGCGCCGCGTGGTCGGCCATCCAGGGCATCGTGTCGGCAGTGTGGGGCGGCATCCAAGGCGTCGTCTCCGCTGGCATCGGCATGGTCAGCGGAGTGGTATCCGCCGCATGCTCGACCATCCGAAGCGTGTGGGCCGCGTTGTGGAACGGCGTCGGAAGCATTGTGTCGAGCGTCTGGGGCGGCATCGTCGGCACCGTAAGCAACATGGTTGGCCGTGTCGGGAGCGTCGTGAGCGGGATCGGCGGAACCGTCCGGAGCGCGGTGTCCGGCGCGGGAAGCTGGCTCGTCAGCGCGGGACGCAACATCATCCAGGGATTGATCAACGGCATCACAGGAATGGTCGGCTCGTTGTATTCCAGCATCACCAACGCGTTGTCGGGCTTGGTGGACAAGGCCAAGAACGCTTTGGGCATCCATTCCCCGTCGCGTGTGTTCCGCGACGAGGTCGGCGTGATGGTCGGACGTGGCATGGCGTTGGGCATCGACGATTCCGCGCATGTGGTCAGCCGTTCCATGGATTCGCTCGTCTCCACGATGAGCCTCTCCGACGCGGACTGGTCGAAGACCGGCAGGCTGAACGTCACGGCCGGCACCGGCGCCAATGCCGGCGACGGCGATCTGCGGGAACTCATCGCGGCCGTCGAATCGCTGCACGACGACCTCGGATCGATCATCGCCCGATACACGCCGACGATCGGCGACCGCGACTTCGCAAGGAAGGTGAGAAGTGCAATCGCTTGAATACGTGTGCGCGGCCACAGATGAGCGCATCGGCTTCGAGGGGCCGCTGTACGGCGAGACGCTCACGGGACTGCGCGCCCGCGTCTGGGACTACAGCCTCGCCTCACGTGGCATGACGGGCATCACCCGCAAGGCACGCGAGGCGACAGTCACCGTGAAGATCCACGATTCTCCAGCCACGCTCGACCTACTGCGCCGCCTCGCGGACGCCGACATGGCATCCGGGAACCCGGGCACGCTCGTGGCCGACGGCGAATGGGAAGCCAAAGCGTGGATCACGAAAAGCGAACCGCAATCCATCACGCCCACGATGGTCGAGACGCAGTTGACCATCGTGCTGGCCGATGGCGTGTGGCGCCGTCCGACCATGACGCATTTCACGCCGCGATACGATTCCGGAACCTCCGACCTGGACTATCCATATGATTATCCGCATGATTTCGCCGGCATGGCATTGGGTGCCGAGATCGTCAACGACACGTCCATCCCGCAGCCGGTCAAGCTCACGATATTCGGACCATGCGCGCAACCGTACGTCATCATCGGAACCAACCGATACGAGGTCGACGTGACCGTACCATCCGGCTCGCGTCTGGAAATCGACGGCACCGGCGATGTCAGGACCGTCACCATGGTCAGCGGCACCGGGCTCGCCACCAACTGCTTCGCGCAGGCCGTGCGAGGGTCGGGCAAGGATTCCGGCCGGTACGTGTTCCAACCGCTCGCGCCCGGAACACAGCCGATCAGCTGGCCGGGAGGATTCCAATTCGACTTGACGGTCTGCGAGGAAAGGAGCGAACCGCCATGGACCTGATCGTCACCGACGCCACAGGCAAACCCGTGGCGAGCCACGCCTCATACACGCTCGACCTCGCGTTCGGCAGCGGGGAGAACGACTTCGACCTGCAGGTCGAAGACGCCGCGCTCAAGGCGGGGAGCCGCATCATGATCGACGGCACCGAGTACGGCGGCATCATCGACGACACGGATGTCGACGTGGACGGCGGCCTGTCCACCGTCACATGGCATGGCCGCGACTGGCATGGAGTGCTCGCTTCGAAGATCATCGAACCGGACGGGAACAACGATTACCTCACCCTGTCCGGCACGATTCCCGTCATCATGCGCACGCTCGTCAGCCGTGCGGGATTGCAAGGCCTGTTCACCGTCACCGAAGAAAGCGCCGACCACAAGACCACCTGCCAGTTCGACCGGTACGTGGACCTGTACAGCGGTCTGGTCAAGATGCTCAGGGCAAGCGGACTCAAACTCCGGTTGCGTAATGACGGCGACAAGGTGGCCATGAGCGCCATGCCCGTCCGCACGATCGGCGACAGCATCGACTCGGACCTCATCGACTTCGCCGCCAAACAGGCGGCGCACCCGATCAACCATCTCATCTGTCTGGGCAAGGGCGAACTCAAGGACCGTACCGTCATCCACTGGTATGCCGACGCGAACGGCACGTTCAGCCACACGCAGACCCTCAAAGGCCTTGACGAACGCACCGCCACATACGAGTTGTCCAACGCCGAAGCCGACGAGCTCGAGGACAAGGGCAGGCAGAAATTCCAGGAACTTCGGAACACCAGCACCATCGACGTGGACATTCCCGACGGCATCGACGCGGACGTCGGCGACCTGGTAACGGGCCGTGACAACAACACGGGCCTCGTCGTCACGGCCGAGATCTCCAAGAAGATCGTCAAGGTTTCGGGAGGCGTGCTCACCGTCACCTACGAATCCGGAGGTGCCAGCGCCGGCGGCAACAGCGGAGAATCCTCCATCGGGGATGGTGGCCACGCCTACTACGCGGGAGCCGGCCTCAAGCTTGATAATTGGACCTTCAGCGCCGACGTGACCAGACAGGACATCGGTGCGCTTAATACGGCGTTGGCGGGCAAGCAGCCGAAGGGCGACTATCTCACCGGCCTGAGAATCGGTTCGGTGGACACGCTCGCACCAGGCGTGCAGGCCAGCGCGTCGCTCACGGGCGCCGGCAGCGACAAAACCTTGAATTTGGGGCTTCCGAAAGGCGACCAGGGCCCGCAAGGGGAGAAGGGCGACAAGGGCGACACAGGACCACAGGGGGCCACCGGAGCGACCGGACCCACCGGTCCTCGGGGAGAGAAAGGAGTGACCGGGGAGCGAGGGCCGCAAGGCGTCGCCGGTCCCGAAGGCCCGCAGGGACTGCAGGGGATACGCGGCGAGAAAGGCGATAAGGGTGATGCCGGTGCGATCGGCGCGGCGGGACCGCAAGGCCCGACGGGTTCCACAGGTCCGCAGGGTCCCACGGGTCCACAGGGAGCGACCGGCCCCCAGGGCAGACAAGGCATCCAAGGTTCCCAAGGCATCCAGGGCCCGCAAGGGGAGAAGGGTGACAAGGGCGACAGCGGCGTATCCGCCCCCTCGAACGGCTTCTTCACGCTCAGCATGGAAGGCGACGGCGACCTGTACGTGAACTATCCGGACAACACGAACCCACCCTCGTTCGTCTGGGACTCCGAGAGCGGGAACCTGTACGTGGACATCCCGGAAAGGTGACACATGGCGCGACTATTGATCGGCAACATCAAAGGCCCCAAAGGTGACAAGGGCGATACCGGGGCCACCGGCCCGCAAGGCAAGCAAGGAGCGCAGGGCGTTCAGGGAGCTAAAGGCGACGTCGGCCTTCCGGCGCTCGTGATGAAGAAATCCCTCGTCGGCGAATATCCGGTGGGATCCACTTTCACGGGAAACGTGAGCGAATGGTTGAACCGAACACCACTCGTCAATGAATATTCGACCGCATTGTCAGGTGGCGGAAAATACAGCATCGTCTGGCAGTGCGTTTCGCAATCCGGCGGCCAGTTCCAAGGGAAGACGGTTTCCAGGCAGTCCATCATCGGAACGCAAGGCCCTGTCGGCCCGCAGGGTCCGAAGGGTGACGTCGGCCCGCAGGGTGTGAAGGGCGATACCGGCGAGATCGGGCCTAAAGGAGCCACTGGAGCTGCCGGCCCTCCCGGTCCGCAAGGTCCTGAAGGGCTGAAGGGCGACAAGGGTGACAAAGGCGATGTCGGCCCCTCCGGAGAAGGAGGCCCCACCGGTCCCACTGGCCCGGTAGGTCCGACTGGTCCTGCCGGACCTACCGGAGCAACAGGCCCCACCGGGCCGCAAGGCAAGCAGGGAATACAAGGTGTGCAGGGACTGCAGGGCCCACAGGGACCGACAGGACCGCAGGGTGCCAGCGGCGTGACGGCGCCAACTTCCGGATTCTTCACACTGCAGGTCGACCCGAACGGAGACCTGTACGCCGTGTACGCGGATACGACCACCGCGTCGGCGGCTCCCGTCTCCTACGATCCGGCGACGGGCGACCTGTACTACATGATCAATGACGGAAAGTAAGGAGCGCATATGACGAAGATTCTGCTCGGCAACGTCAAAGGCCCCAAGGGCGACACCGGACCGCAAGGCAAGCAGGGAGTGCAAGGACCGCAGGGCCCTGCCGGCGCCACTGGCGCGACCGGGGCCACCGGAGCGAAAGGAGAGGCCGGCCAACGCGGCGAGACCGGGTTGCCTGCCTTGATCATCACACGCATACTATCCGGATACTGGACGTCCGCATGCTCGGATTTTGACTGGCGGGCACTCAGTTTCAACCGTGCCCCGGTCGTAGGCGAATACTTCTTCGCCATGACCAACGGTGGCAAGAACCTGATGTACGCGCAGATCACAGCCACCGGGAAAAACGTGACGTTCAAGCCAATCTCGAACACAAGCCTCGTCGGCCCGAAGGGCGACAAGGGCGAGACGGGCATGAGCGCAAGCCAGGCGTTCATCGCCGCCCACCCGGTCGGCTCCCTCTACTGGACCACCGCCACAACAAATCCGGGAACCACCTACGGCGGCACTTGGAAGGAATGCAACACCATCCTTCCAGGACACATCTACCAGCGCACAGCCTGAAAGAGAAAGGAACATCAATGGCACGAACCACGAACATCACCAGATACACCTGCGACCGATGCCACGCCTCCGCATACCTCGCCGACGGTGACCCACGCACCTCCAGCGACTGGCACGACATCACCCACACCACCGTCGACGGAGTCGCACAGGGCGCGCTCGTCTGTACCGCATGCTGGCAGACGTTCAAAGCGCTGGCAGCCACGCAGGACGCCGCCTACGCCGCATACCTCAACAACACAACAGATAGGAAGGAATGACCATGACCATGAATCTCATCACCGGCAAGGCCGGCGCTCCGCACATCACATCCAGCGACCAAGGAGCCATGCAGGCCGGACTGGTCGGAAACGGCAACTACCTGCTGCAAGGCGGCGACGGCAAATTCCCCGCCGTGACCATGCAGTCAGCAAACAAGGCACTCGTCCCGGTCCTCAACCTTGTGATCGAAGGACGATACGCACGCGTCACCGCGGCGGAAACCGTCACCATCGAAAGCGGAGTCACAGGACGGAACCGCAACGACCTAATCTGCGTGAAATACACGCGAGACTCGAACAACATCGAAACGATCGCGCTCGCGGTGCTGAAGGGCACTGCCACCAGTGGCACGGCGGTCGACCCCGCGGTGCCGTCGGGTAGTATCCTGAACAATTCCGGCACCGTATGGATTCCGATTGCCCGCATTCCGATCAGTGGTATCGCCGCCGGAACTCCTGTCATGCTTGTCAAGCAATTGCCTCCGATGAGCCAACTGTGGGATTCCGTAACCCAGACTTTGATTAAATCACAGTATGGCACCGTGACCGGCGTGAAGTCTGGCAAGATCGCGCAGATTAGCATCAACTGGAAAAGCGCGAGCACTGACTCGTGGGGCAGTGGACAGTTCGGTACAATTCCGGAGGGTTGGAGGCCTGCGGTCGTCACGCATGGTACGTGGTCGGGGCGTGATGGTGGCAGCCAGCGTGATTTCATTCTGGAAACGAATGGCAATTTCCGTTATGCCAATTGTGGCGCGGTGCAGAACAGCGGCACGTTCTCCGGGACGATGACCTACATTCTCGCCTGAATAGCTTTCCGTAACCCAGCCATGGAAACCTCCATACACGAACAGCAGACTCACTCTATGTCGCGTCGGACGCATCGTCACGATCAACGGCAACGTCAAGTTCGACGGCAGTGGACAGCAGAACTACTCGACGGCGAATGAGACCATCCCAGAAGCGTTCCGCCCGCTCGCCGACCAGAGCATCATATCGTTCCCGTCCTGCGGTTTCAGCCTGCTTGTCATGCGTGATGGGAAGGTGCAGATGCTTGGCGACCCGAAATCCGCTTACTCCACGGCGCACGGCTGTTGGATGGCACTGCAATAGCTTTCCGTAACCCTTTCCGCGCCGAACACGAACTGGAAAGTGGATTACCGCACCGCCTTGGTCGGCAGGATGCTTCTAGTCGCATTCCACGCCAATCGCCTCAACGCCGATTGGAACGCGGCGAAAGAGTGGGAGGTGTCACAGATTCTCAAACTCCCAGCCGGTTTGGAGGCGGCGTTCGAGGTACATTGCGCCGCAATATCTAATTCGAGCATCGGATTGCATGGCGTCGAAGTGCAGGTGGCGCAGCACACCATCGCCTTGCGTTCCTCGGGAAAGATGACAGTAAGCGCAAACTGGGGATGGGTCGAAGGCTGTATCACGGTGCCACTTGTCTAGGAGAACGTCACTCCACTAGGAATCGGCATGGAAAAACGCTGCATCAGAATGTTCTCCCTGCCAACCCCGCCAAGTAACGTAATACTGCCATCCGGATTCCAATTCGCTTGCTTGTTGTAGCGCGGATCCGCAAGACTTGATCCAACACATCCCAGTCCAATTGTGGCCGATGGACGTATCCCTGACTGATATAACCAGACCGTATAGTTCGAGACTTCGACGGTTGATTTGAAAGAGCTCAAATCGACATACAGCATGTTGCCCTTGACGGTAATCGTGTTGGATCCACCATATAGGGCGCCAACAAACGATCCTGTGTCCTGAAACTTAAAGGTAGCAGTGAGGGCTACGGAAAGCTAGAAATCATGGGATTGGGAAACAAAGCGTGCCGACGCAATCCTGATTGCTGCCAACGTTTCCCATGTTCGCCACTCGGATAGTTCCATCAGCTCTGGCCGTGAGGCTTCGCGCCGTTTGCCCATTTGATACAAGGCAGACAGTCGACAAGTCAACGATGGGACGATACCAGGACGCGAGCTTTACCGGACATTCAACAGCATCCCAACTGCCCGAACCGATTTTCCCACTGAACTTGATCAAAATCATCCTGCCGTTACGTATGATGATCCAATTGGAATCCTGGTACAGGGTACGGAAAGCTACGCGGCTCCGATGATGAGTCTTTCCCATGCCCGCTGCAGACTTCTCAGCACGGACAAATCGGGGCGGAGATAGTAGCGGGCGGTTGTCTTGATGTCGCTGTGACCGAGTTGTCGTGCGACCACTGAGATATCGGCTCCCGCAGCGATTGCCAGAGTGCCGAAGGTGTGCCTGAGGTTCCTTGGCGGCACGCAGGGGAGTTTCATGCGTTGGCACCATGACGTGTAATGAGCTGCCACCTGGTTGGCGTTCAGATCGCCGACCAGCCTGCCGGTTCTGCCGTGGCGCAATTGCGCGAGCCGTTTGACTGCGAACCGTGGTAGTGCGACCGTCCGTCGGCTCTGGTCGGTCTTCGGGTCGGTGACCGTTTCATGTCCAGCGACCCATTGCACTGACCTTTTGACGGTCACGATTCCCCGGCGTAAATCCAAGTCGGCCCATTCAATGCCGACGGACTCGCATCGGCGCAGTCCCGCGCAGACGGAGACCAATAACCAGGCTTCCAACGCGTGACCGTAGAAGCCTTTGAGCAGCCGTCTTACCTGTCTGGCGTCGAGCACGCGCGGCTCATACCGCCGCAGGTGCGGCAGTCTGATTTCACGACGTGTCACGTCATTGTCGGTGACTCCCTTGCGATAGGCGAGTCGGAGTATCGCCCGCAGCACGGCCCACGCCTTGCGCGCGGCGCCGGCCTGATTGAACGAGCCGAGCCACTCCTCGATGTCGTTCGCGGTGATCGACTCCATGTCGACGTCAGCCCATTTCGGCTGGATGTGGCAGCGGTAGGCCGACTCGTAGCCCACCCTCGTGCACTCGCGAAGCTTCCCGCAGGAGGGCCACCAGACCTCATCCACAAACGTTCCCAACAACATTTCAACCTCCAAAATCCCACACGTGGTTATCGCAGCTTCCAACGGTAGCCACGTGTGGGATTTTCCTTTCGGAAGGATTCCCAATGAGCCAGGAAACCATCGTCGCAATCGTTGTCGCCATCATCGGCAGCGGAGGCAGCGGCGTGTTCGTCACCTGGATTCTGAGCAAGGTCGACCAACGTCACGATCCACTGCATGAGGGCGTCAGGGAACTGTTGTTCTGCAAACTCGAGGCTCTGCACCGTCAGATGGTCGATGCAGGTGGTGTTGCGAGCATTCCGTTGAAGCAAAGCGCGGAACGAATATATGCCGCTTACCACGGTCTGGGCGGCAATGGAACCGGAACCTCGATGATCCAAGACATACGTGACGCGCATATCGCGAACACAGATTGAAAGATTCAAAAGATTTCCACACCGTCCGTACAAGGCGGACGGTACGGACAAAGGAAAGGAGAGGAATTGAACATCCTCAACAAAGGCAAACCGAGACACAAGCACATGAATCCACGCCGACAATGGCGCAAGCTACTGACCGCGCTCACGGTCTCCATCTCCATGGCTGTCGCGCCAGCCGCGATGGCCGACATGAACGGATACGACATCTCGAACTGGCAGTGCGGCATCGACACCGCGACCGTGCCGGCAGATTTCGTCATCGTCGGCACCACATGGGGGTCCGGCGGCGTATACGGTGGTTGCCTGTCCAACGGCGTCAACACCGACGCGAACCGTCAGCTCGCCGGCGCCGTCAACAGCGGCAAGGAGACCGGCGTCTACCATTACGCGCGCGGCGGCAACCCCGAGACCGAGGCCAGGTTCTTCGTCGACAACGTGCGAGGATATATTCGCAAAAGCGTACTGATCCTCGACTGGGAGGCGCAGGACAACGCCGCCTGGGGCGACAAGCAGTGGCCACGCAGGTGGGCGCGCGAGGTCAAGCGACTGACGGGCGTGAACCCCATCATCTACACGATGGACTCCGGCTACTGGCAGGTCGCCGGCATGGAGACCGAACTAAACTGCGGCATCTGGATCGCCCAGTACGCCACGAACATGGTCACCGGTTACCAGACCGCCCCGTGGAACATCGGAGCGCGCGGCGAGGTGATGAGGCAGTACACGTCCAACGGCAGTCTCAGCGGCTGGTCTGGACGACTCGACCTGAACAAGTTCCGCGGCGACCGCGCGGCATGGCGCAAGTACGCGAACCCTGACGACAAGGGCGCGGCGGATCTGCCGAGCGTCAAGCCGAAACCTCAGCCCACGACCGCTCCGACGGTCGACCTGAACGCCTTGGCCACGCGCACCATCCGCGGCGACTTCGGCAACGATCCGGCCCGCAGGCAGGCGTTGGGTGGCAATTACGCGGCGGTCATGCAGATCGTCAACAGTCGCCTCGGCGGAGGTTCCGGCGGAACGGCCGCCACAGGTTCGCGTAGCGTCGTGGTCCGTTCCGGCGACACCATGAGTGCGATCGCCGCGAGGACCGGACTCCAGCCGGTGTCCGCCTGGCGTGTACCGAGCGGTGACATCAACAGGATTTATCCGGGACAGACCGTCACCTATGGCGGCACGTCCGCGTCCACCGCTTCGAGCGTGGTCGGAGGCCATGTGGTCCGTTCCGGCGAAAGCCTGTGGAGCATCTACGGCTCCGGCTGGCAGTCGGCTGCCGCACGCAATGGCATCCGCAGCCCATACGTTATCTATCCCGGACAGTACCTGCGCTGAAACTCCCGTCTCCACAACTTTAAGCGTTGTGGAGACGGTTACCGCAATGTTTAAGGAGGTGAAAAATGGATGAATCCAATAGCCCGCAATCCGATTACCTGCTGCCGGGCAGGGTATACGACATACTCAAGTGGTTCGCGTTGATCGCTTTGCCGGCCGTCGCATGGCTCGTCGGAGCGGTCGGCCCGCAATGGGGACTGCCACACTGCGGCGAACTCGTTACGACCATCAACGCGATCGGTTTGTTCGTCGGCGCGCTCATCGGCGTGAGCCAGCTCACGTCTGTCAAGGCCGACGAGGACGGCCAGTGATTAATTTTCTGACGTGAGACTCGCACTCGCCCCTCTCTCAGCTTCTATGCTGGGGGAGGGGCCTTTTTCATTTTCCGATGGAAGGCTGCGCGGTTCGACCACATCGACACGATATCGACACGATGACAGTTGCGAACAGTTAATTTCAACAAAGCGAACCACTGCGTATCGTATTGTCAAGAACGTTGGAATTTCAACGTTCTTGACAATGCTCACACCAGGCTACGCTCAGTCATGCCATGCCCGAATATAGCAGAATGTCGCAGGTTCAAATCCTGTCAGCCCGACCAAAACCGTTGGAAACAAAGGTGTTTCAGACGGTTTGAAAAATCCTTTCCCCGGTTTCCGGTACAAACACGACGATCGCGGGAATTCCTCGTGGCATTTTGTGATATTCGCATAGTTCTGTCCGCCTGGGTTTTCAAACGGAAATGGTATGGATGGCATTTGATTGTCGAGATCGAGCAAGATACGGGTGCTGTATGGCGAGATTGAAACGTTGTTTTCCACGGGTTTTGGATACGATAAGCCCTATGAACGCATCTCAAGAGAATCTTTGGCCGGCGCCGTTTGCCAGCAAGTCGCTTGACGCCACCGTTGTGGTGCCGGGCAGCAAATCCCTGTCGAACCGATATCTCATTCTTGCGGCTCTCGGGCATCGTCCTGTGCGATTGGTCGGTCTGTTGCGCTCGCGCGACACCGAGCTGATGATGGACGCATTGCGCGCGTTGGGAGTGCGCTGCGAAATCGATGAGCAGGTCGACACCACGGTTACGGTGGCGCCGCCGTCCGACGGCCGGTTCCACGGTGGTACGAAGGTGTTCTGCGGTCTTGCGGGAACAGTGATGCGCTTTGTGCCCGGTCTTGCCATGTTCGCGGATGGTCCTGTGGATTTCGACGGTGACGAGCAGGCGTACGCGCGTCCGATGAAGCCCGTGTTGGACGGTCTTGAACAGTTGGGGGCATGTATCGAATACCACGGCGAGGAAGGGCGCCTGCCATTTACAATCACTCCACCTCAAACGGTGAGCCAGCGCGCCGAGCCGAGCGTAGTCAGCATTGATTCTTCGGGATCCTCGCAGTTCATTTCAGGACTATTGCTCATCGGCTCTCGAGTGCCAGGCGGTTTGGAACTGCATCACACGGGGGAGAAGACACCGAGTTTACCGCATATTCGCATGACCGTGGCCGATCTGCAAGGTTCCGGCGTGCGCGCCAACGCCGACGAACACGCCCGCGTGTGGACCGTGCAGCCGGGAGCCGTGCAGTTGCCCAAAACGGTGACGGTAGAACCTGACCTGTCGAATGCCGCCCCGTTCCTTGGCGCAGCGCTCATCGCCGGAGGAGCCGTGCGCGTGCCCCATTGGCCGGAATCCACCACGCAACCCGGAGGCCTGCTTCCGGGATATTTGGAACGTATGGGAGCCGAAATCAGCTTTCCGGTGATTGACGGCGTCCGGTACTGCGAAGTGACCGGCGACGGCCATGTCAGCGGCCTAAGTGATTTCGACCTGACGGCGGCAGGTGAGATCGCGCCATCATTGGCCGCGATCCTGGTCTTCGCCGATACTCCGACGCGCATGCTGGGCATCGGTCATCTGCGTGGCCATGAGACGAACCGCTTGGAAGCATTGGTCAACGAGATCACCAGAGTCGGGGGAGAGGCCCGAGAGCTTCCCGACGGGCTGGAGATCGCGCCGGTGCCGGCAGCGAATCTCAGGCCGGCTGAAATGGAAACCTATGCGGACCATCGCATGGCGACGTTCGCCGCGATGCTGGGGCTGAAAATCAACGGCATTCTAATCAAGAACATCGCCACCACTGCGAAAACGCTTCCTGATTTCGCAAACATGTGGACCAGCATGCTGGCCTAG